AAATATTCATATCATGGCGGACATTGCTGTTATAGCACTCTGTCAACCCATTGTCAAGAGGTAAATTGATGGACAAGACAAAAAAACCACATTATGTAGATAATCAGAAGTTCTATGCCGAGATCGTGGAGTATCGAAAGAAACTTCAGGAAGCTAGAGAGGCTGGCCTTGAAGACCCACGCATACCTAACTATATTGGTGAGTGTATCTGGAAGATTGCCAACAAACTATCAACCAAGCCTTGTTTCATGAATTACTCCTACCGTGAAGAGATGGTCTCCGATGGTATTGAGAACTGTATCCTTTACTTCAAGGACTATGACCCTGCAATTGGTCAGAACCCATTTGCCTATTTCACTCAGGTGATATATTATGCGTTTCTTCGTCGTATCAACAAAGAAGAGAAGAACCGCTATGCCATGTATAAACACTTCCAAGAAAACATAATCAACCAGCATGATATCAGTTTGTTAAAAGATAGTGATGATAACCTCTTGCTTCCTATGCAAATGTATGATAATATAAACGACTTTATGAGTAGATTTGAGGAAAAAGAAGAGAAGAAGAAGATCAAGCGTAAGCAAGCAAAAGAAGGTCTGCAACAATTCTATGAGGAATGATTATGAAGAAGGTCAAGAATGAACATCTACTACCAGTTAACATAGTTGATCTGGTTGCAAAACTGAACCAACCAGGCATCCGTGAGAATGAACGAATGAATTATGTTCTTCGTCTTGAAACCATCCGTGACTATTGTGATGCAGCGGTCAGAAAGGCCGAGCAAGACGCAAAGAAGAAACTTAGCGCATGAAGATTGCTCTTATCACCGACACACACTGGGGCATCAGGAATGATTCCCCAGTTTTCTATGACTATTTCAAACGCTCACTCGAACAGTTTTGGCGGGTCATAAGAGAACAAGAAATTCATCATGTCATTCATCTTGGTGATCTTTTCGACCGCCGAAAGTATATCAACTTTCAGACGGCTATGCGTTGTCGTAAAGACTTCCTTGAAGAGCTAGAGAAACGTGATATTGTCACACATATCATCGCAGGCAATCATGATGAATACTACAAGAACACACATGAGATCAATGCTCTTCGTGAGATTGTAGAAGGTCGCTACAAGAACATCACGATCTATGACACACCTCACCTTATTGAAATTGATGGCTTGAAGATACAACTTCTACCTTGGATTACGGAGTCCAATTATGCCGAGTCAAACGATGCAATCACTAAGTCGCCTGCGGAAATCCTTATGGGGCACCTCGAACTCAATGGTTTTGAAATGTTTCGCGGGTCTGTTAGTGACCATGGCATGGATCGCAATGTCTTCAACCGCTTTGATGCTGTTTACACTGGTCATTATCATCACAGGTCCTCTGCTGATAATATTCATTACCTTGGAGCTTTTGCTGAATATACTTGGTCTGACTACAATGACCCAAGAGGGTTCTCTGTGTTGGATACGAAAACTAGACAGGTAGAATTTTATCAAAATGATAATGTCATCTTCAAGATGCTGGCCTATGATGATGTTAAGTATACCGATATCCTTGAGAAGATCAACAAGGCCGATTATAGTCATTGCACTAACTGCTATGTTAAGGTAGTTTGTGTAAACAAGACAAATCCTTATGCCTTCGATATGATGTTAGATAAACTATACAAAGTAGGACCTCTTGATATCTCAATCATCGAAGATATCTCATCATTCAAGGACAATGAAGAAGGTGGTGAGATTGATCAGGCTCAAGATACACAATCAATCTTAGATACCTACATTTCAGGCTTGACATTACCTGTTGATAATGATAGAATGAAAGTCTTCATGAAAGATATCTATAATGAAGCATTGCAGGTAGAGTTCGCAGATTGAAGCCAACAATCATACATATTAATAGAAATATCATTCAACAAAACGCAAAGCACGGTAAAGATGACCCTGTTTGCCGAGTTGAGAAGGATGGTAAAGTTAGATATTGTATGGAAGTTCAGATTGATGGTCCTTCACATATGATATATCGACCAGAGAAACCAAGACCATGTGGTGCTAAACTCTGGATTGAAACTTATGCTGATGTAAAACTAATAGGTGAAAAGATTTGATAGTGTTCAAAGTGATCCGTTGGAAGAACCTCCTTTCAACTGGTAATGCCTTTACTGAAATCAAACTAAACGAAACAGCCAATGCTCTCATCATTGGTGAAAACGGAGCAGGTAAGTCAACCATTCTTGATGCGTTGACTTTCGCTTTGTTTGGTAAACCATTCCGCAAAGTGAACAAGCCTGGCCTTGTCAACTCTGTGAATGAAAAGAATTGTGTGGTTGAGATTGAGTTTAAGACCAACGGTAAAGAATATAAGATCATTCGTGGTATCAAGCCAAATGTGTTTGAAATCTATTGTGATGATACACTACTCAATCAGGACTCAGCCAGTAAGGACTATCAAGAACACTTGGAGAAGTTCATTCTCAAGATGAACTATAAGTCTTTCACTCAGATTGTCATTCTTGGTTCTGCTTCATTCACTCCTTTCATGCAGCTATCTCCTGCTGATCGTCGTACAGTTATCGAAGACCTACTAGACATTCAAATCTTTTCCCTCATGAATGTGATTACCAAGCAAAGACTTTTGGCCAACAAAGACATGCTTGAACGTAATCGTATTGAGATGAGTGGTAAAGAAGAAAAGAAGGTGTACATTGAGAAGACGCTCGCAAACCTTAAAAACAATAACGAGGAGAAAAAGAAACATCTTCAACATCAGATTGAGATTCAGAGATCGTCCTATGATAGGCTCAGGTCAGACATTGAAGAGTTGGAAAAAGAAAGAGAGCAACTGTTTTCCCAAATCACGGATCAATCAAAACTCAAGGATAGACATAGAAAACTGGTCTCTTTTCAGGCTAGGATTGAGGCTAATCTCAGCAAGTTCAGGAAAGAACATTCTTTCTTCTGCGACAATGATACCTGCCCAACTTGTTTACAAGGCTTGGAGCAAGGTTTCAAGAAAGAGAAGGTCAAAGAGACTGAAACTAAGATTGCCGAACTAGATAAAGGTTTGTCTGATATTGGTGTACAGATTGATGATGCTATCAATTCTATTAATGAAGTTGATATCATCATAAAGAAGAATGATAATCTAAAAAATGATATTGTGGTGAAGAGAAACCAGCAAATGCACCTGAGTTCTATGATCAATGATCTTGAGGACCAGATTGTTGATATAGACAATTCAGATAAGATTGTGATTGATAATCAGAATGAGCTTGATCAAACGATAGCAGAGATTGCTCATCTTTCAACAGAAAGAGAAGACCTGTTGAATGATCGTAAGTATATTGATACGGCCCTCAATCTGTTGAAAGATGGTGGTATCAAGACCAAGATCGTCAAGCAATATCTTCCTATTATCAACAAGCATATCAATAAGTATCTGGCTCAGATGGGTTTCTTTGTCAACTTCAACATTGACGAGAACTTTGAAGAATCAATCAAGAGTAGATATCGCGATGAGTTTTCTTATCACAACTTCTCTGAAGGTGAAAAGATGCGTATTGACTTGGCTCTTCTGTTCACATGGCGAGCGATTGCTAAGATGAGAAACTCTGTGAATACAAATCTATTGATCCTTGATGAAATCTTTGACGGCTCACTTGACGGTAATGGTACAGATGAGTTCCTGAAGATCATGTGGTCAATGATTGCTGATACGAATACCTTTGTTATCAGTCATAAGACAGATCAGTTGTTTGATAAGTTCCAAAAGGTATATCGTTTCAATAAAATAAAGAACTTCTCGGTGTTGACACCTTGATGAAACTGTGGTATTATATAAGATACTCTAATTTTAGGAATGAATATGACCGAAGAAGTTGAAGTGAAAGATCCTGATCTTGAGCGCCAGTGGAATGAATGGCTTGCTCAGAACGATGTTTCTACATTTGAAGCACTAGATGATTCCGCTTTGCGTGATCTGGTCATCAATGATCTTACCAATGTTTCTAAGATGACCGTCGAAGAATACACACTCTTTCAAAAGTGGTGTGAAATTCATGAACGTTATCCTACTCGTCATGTCTCTACTCTGTTTGGTGAAGAAGTCCAGATGGTGAGTAAAGAAGACGAAATGTTCATTAAACAAATCAAAGATAACATCTGGTCACCGAAAGATGTTGATGATTATATGAACCTTCAGCCAGAATTGATCTATACTAAAGATGCTGAGTTGTCTGAAACGTGGAATTGTATTCGCACGTTTACTTCTACTATGAAGAATAACTCCAACATTGGTCGCAATCTCAACTATATCGTTGTTGATAAGATTACAGGCAAGTATCTTGGTGTTATGTGTATTTCTTCTGACTTCCTTGATCTCACACCTCGCGACCAGTATATCGGTTGGGAACGTGAAAAGAAGACGCAAGGTCGAATGATCAACTTCACAGCCATTGGTTCTACGATTGTGCCGTTGCAACCTCTTGGTTACAACTATGTTGGCGGTAAACTACTTGCTTTGCTATGTCTGTCTGATGAAGTTCAATATCAATGGAAGAAACAGTATGGTGATGTTCTTGTCGGTGTGACAACAACTTCACTTTATGGTAAGAACAAGATGGGTGGTTTGTCGCAGTATGATAATCTGAAACACTGGAAGAAGATGGGTTTCTCCTCTGGTTCTGTTTCATATGAAACAACAAAGCCAACTGTAAATGCTATTCGTGATTGGCTCAAGAAGAACCACACACGAAAGTATTTTGAGTGGTATGCTGCAAAGAAACAATCTGGCCAACCATACAAGCGTGATCATAAGAACCGTTCTTATACGTTTGCCTATTCTAAACTAGATATTCCAAAAGACTTGATCCGCTCTGAGCATCAACGTGGTATCTATTTCTCACCACTGTATAATAATACAAATGAATTCCTTCGTGGTGAAATCAAAGAAGATCAGTTGGTGAAATCTTTTGATACTTCATATGAAGCCCTTGCCGAACTGTGGAAAACCAAGTATGCTTCCAAACGTATCCGTTCCTTGAAGGAACAAAACAGAGTTTCTACCGAAACTTTATTCTATGATGACCTCATCTTCCTGTCATGGGAGGAAACAAAGGAAAAGTATCTTTCTCAAGTAGGTCGGTAATGTAACATATAATGTTACACTAGCTATGCGTCCAGCGCAGGTCAGCTATGCAAAAACCGTGGTTGACCTGCTCACCAATACCTCTATAATTGTCACCAATCAATGAGGTTTCTATGTCGGACATCAATCAATCCAAATCACTTCTAGCCAAGCTGTTGGCTACGGAAAACATCACAATGCAACGGTCAGCCTCGGCTTCGACCGCGGCTTTTGATATCAAGAACCGTGTTCTCATCCTTCCTGTTTGGCAAGGCATCTCAAACGACCTCGAAGATATGTTGGTCGTTCACGAGGTCGGCCATGCTCTCGACACACCTTATGATGGTTGGAAAAAGGCTGTCGAAAAGATCGCTAAAGATGTTTATGGTGACAAAGCCAACGAAAATGTGGAAAATGCCATTCGCGGCTTCATGAATGTTGTAGAAGATGCCCGTATCGACAAACGCCAAAAACGCCGTTATCCTGGTGCACGCCGCAACTTCCTGATCGGCTACAAAGAGTTGATCGACCGTGACTTCTTCGGTACCGCAAAGCGTGACCTCAATTCATTCGGCTTTATTGACCGCATGAATATGTATTTCAAAGGCGGCTTCAATCTTGGTATCAAGTTTGATAATCAAGAAATGCCTTTGATCAAGAAGGCTGAGGCTCTTGAAACTTTTGCCGATGTTATCAAACTGACGGAAGAAATTTTCCGCTTCTGCAAAGAAAGAGGCGAAGAACAACTCCAAAACCAAGACACTCTCCGTATCGGCAAAGGTGAAGCCGGCGAAAATGGTGATGAAGATGACTTCGATACTCTCATCCTTGAAGAAGGTGATTTTGACGAAGATGAGGCCGAAGAAGATGATGATAACCAAAACGGTAAAGGTTCGGCTCAAGGCGAAGGTGATGAAGAAGTAGAAACGGATTCAAAGCCTAAAGTGAAGTCTGCTGGTAGTGAAGCTGGCGAATATGTTCCTGAGTCTGAAACTGAAAAGACTTGGAGCCGCAAACAAAGTGAAATTCTGGCCACCGATGGTGTTCAATACAACTATATCGGTGTACCGAAGCCAATCATCAAGAATGTCGTTCACGATTACAAGCAGGTCTTGAAAGAAAACCGTGAATGGTATGCAAAGAACATGGATGCTCCGTGGATCACGGCTGTTCGTGAAGAAGCTACCAAATTCCGCACTGAAGATAATGCGACAATCTCCTACATGGTTAAGGAGTTTGAGATGAAGAAGTCTGCGGACATCTTCTCTCGCATTTCGATTGCCAAAACCGGTGTTCTTGATACCAACAAGATCCACTCATACAAATATAATGAAGACCTGTTCCGCCGGCAGTCTATTGTACCTACTGGTAAGAACCATGGCTTTGTTATGTTTCTTGATTGGTCTGGTTCAATGCACGGTAACATTCGAGATACAGTCAAGCAACTGATCAGCCTCACGGCTTTCTGTAAGCGTGTTCAGATTCCTTTCGAGGTCTACACCTTCCGTGATCGTCGTTACAGTGAACTTGGTGAATGCTTCGACTACAAGAAGAATGATCTTCTTCTTGACAATCTTGCTTTGCGTAATGTTCTTTCGTCTCGCATGAAATCGTCTGAATTGCTCGAAGCCTATACAATGCTTTGGTCATTGGCTCGGTACGCATCACCTCATGATCAAATGGGTGGTACACCTCTCAATGCAGCCATCGCGGCCGCTGACGAAGTGGTGAAGAAGTTCCGTGCATCCAGCAAGGCTCAAATCGTCAATGTGGTCTTCTTGACCGATGGTGATTCCAATTGGACTCGCGGCATCCATGATGCTACCATTTCAAAGTGGGATGTAAACGGTAAACGCATCAAGAATAAGTTTGTGTTGCAAGACAAAGAAACAGGTAGAGATTATTATTTCACAGGTAATAACAATATGCCTGAAACCAAAGAAATTACTGTTACATTGTTGAAGCGCCTGAAGGATCGCACAGGTTGTAACCTGATTGGTTTCTTCCTTTATGATTACTCTGCCTTCAATAGTGTTTTCCGTCAGTTCTTTGGTTACTCAGCCGTCGATGGTAAGTTCCAAGAAACTCTGAAGAAGTCATGGTCAGAAAACAAGTTCATTCCTGTTATGAACCAAGGCTATGATGAGTATTATGTCCTCAATACCAAGGCTATGGCTGATACGGAAAACAACTTACAAGTAAATTCCGATATGACAAAGGCTCGTATCGCTAAGGAATTTATGAAGTTTTCCGAAAAAAAATCTGTAAACCGCGTCCTCCTCAAGCGGTTTATTGAAAAGGTGGCTTGACAAAGCCACCTATACCGTCTATAATCCATCCATAGTTGATGATCAAGCAAGGAAGTGACCGAAATGCCTAAGCTCGTTGACCGCAACAAGTTCCTCACCGCCGTTCAAAAGATGTTCGGTGATATCGAAACCATCACCCGTTCGGATGTCCAGAAAGTTTGTGCAAAGAACAAGCTGGATTATCCTAACTGGTTGGTGAATGATGTTTCTCGCCGTGTTTCTCGCGGTGTCTATTCTCTCAAGGAAACTCCTGTCGAAAAGACAAAGACTGTTTCCGCTCCCGTCAATACTGAAACCGCTGTTGCAATGGCTGTGGCTGCGGTTCAACTCAATCAGGCTGCCGTTGTGGATCTCGTACCTGAAAAAGCAAAAGGCTATGTGCCCTTCGGCAACTTTGCCGATGTTCGACAAATCGTGAAGTCGAATAAGTTTTATCCGATGTATATCACCGGTCTTTCTGGCAACGGCAAGACGATGATGATCGAACAAGTTTGCGCCCAAGAAAAGCGTGAGATGGTTCGTGTCAATATCACCATCGAAACGGACGAAGATGACCTGATCGGCGGCTTCCGCCTTGTTGATGGTCGTACCGTGTGGCAGAATGGTCCTGTGATCGTTGCGATGGAACGTGGTGCTGTTCTTCTTCTTGACGAAGTTGACCTTGGTTCAAACAAGATGATGTGCTTACAGCCTGTTCTTGAAGGCAAGCCTATCTATCTCAAGAAGATCAACAAGGTTATCACTCCGATGCCTGGTTTCAACATCATCGCCACCGCCAACACCAAGGGCAAAGGCTCCGATGATGGCCGCTTCATTGGTACAAACGTGATGAACGAAGCCTTCCTTGAACGTTTCAGCATCACTATGGAACAAGAATATCCGCCTGCAAAGACTGAACAGAAGATCCTGAACAATGTTCTTGGTACTTCTGGCATTGCTGATCCCAACTTTACTGATAAGTTGGTTCAATGGGCTGAAGTGATCCGTAAGTCCTTCTATGAAGGTGCTGTTTCTGAAATCATCTCAACCCGCCGTCTTGTTCACATTTGCGAGGCCTATGCCATTTTTGGTCAGAACCGCGAAAAAGCCATTCAGCTTTGCTTGAACCGCTTTGATGTTGATACGAAGAACAGCTTCCTTGATCTTTACAAGAAGTTGGATGAAACCATCAACCCGATTCCTGAAGGTACACCTACCGCTCAGGCACCGTCTGATGCAGAAGTTGCTTTCTGAGGTTGACAGAGGGTAACTCCTCTGTTATAATGCTCCACAGTGGTAGATCGGTCACTTGCCACTGTGGAGCTTTTCACACATAAAAAGTGACTATACATTATGGAGAAAATAGTATGTCTCAGCTTTCTAAGGTTGCCAAGCATCTCCGTCGCCATTCAAAGGGCGCCGGCATTACTGCCAAGAAGCTCGCTAATCTGGCTCATGTTCCTCTTGAGTCCGTTTACAAGCGTATCTATGACCTTCGTGTTATCGAAGGTAAGGCAATCTACAGCAACTATCGCACTGTCAATGGGCAGCGCAAGATGTTCTATCGTATTGCCTCGTAAATTTTTCATCGCATGATCTTAAAGGGGTGCTATATACTTGTAGCATCCCTTTTTGCCATTTACGGAGTGATACATTATGGAACTATCAATAAGCGTCGAAGAACTACGCAAGAATAAATTGTTCGTTGCAACACCAATGTATGGTGGTCAATGTAACGGTCTCTACATGAAGGCTTGTCTTGATCTTCAAGGCATCTGCCAACAATACGGCATCGAAATCCGTTTCTCTTTTCTTTTCAATGAAAGTCTGATCACTCGCGCTCGCAACTATCTTGTTGATGAGTTTATCCGTTCAGGTTACACACACTTACTCTTCATCGACTCGGATATTCTTTTCAATCCACAAGACGTTCTAGCACTCATGGCATTAAACAAGGATGTTATTGGTGGGCCATATCCAAAGAAGTCCATCAACTGGCGAAATGTTTTCAATGGTGCTAAGAAGGTACTTGAGAATGATAAGATCGACAAGAACACATGGAATCCTGGTGAACTTGAAGGTCTGACAGGTGATTATGTTTTCAATCCTGTTCCTGGTACTACACAGTTCCGCGTAACAGAACCTCTTGAGGTTATGGAGATTGGTACTGGTTATATGCTGGTCAAGAGAGAAGTCTTCGATAAATTCAAAGAAGAATATCCTCACTTGAACTATAAGCCAGACCATGTTGGTCAGGCCAACTTCGATGGATCACGTTACATTCATGCTTACTTTGATACTGTAATTGATCCAGACAGCCATCGCTATCTGTCAGAGGACTACATGTTCTGTCAGTATTGGCGAGCCATTGGCGGCAATATCTGGCTCTGCCCATGGATGAAAACCCAACATGTAGGCACTTATGCTTTCACAGGCGATATGCCTAAGATTGCGGAGATTACAGGAAATCTCTAATGATTATCGGTATAATTGGCTTTGCTGGTTCTGGCAAAGGCACAGTTGGTGATATGCTTGTAAGAGATTACAGCTTTGCCAAACTATCTTTTGCCGACTCACTCAAAGATGCGGTCTCAGCCATTTTTGGCTGGGATCGTTCTCTATTAGAAGGCGACACCGAAGAATCTAGAAAGTTTCGTGAAGCCAAAGATGAATGGTGGAGTAGTCGCCTTGGCTATCATGTTACACCACGAAACATCATGCAAAAAATGGGAACTGAGGCTGGCCGTGATGTATTTCATGACCAACTTTGGGTACATTCTTTAGCTATGAGAATAAAGAAACACACCAACGTGGTTGTGCCTGATGTTCGTTTTCCTAACGAAGTGTCTTTCATTAGAGAAAATGGTGGCTTTGTCGTCCGTGTGGTTCGAGGTAAAGAACCAAAATGGTATGATACAGCCTTAAAGGCTAACAAAGAAAACAATACCGATCTCATGAAAGAACATAGCATTCATTATTCGGAATGGGCATGGATCGGTACACACTATGACTATGTGATATCAAACAATGGAAGCCTAATAATGTTAGAGTCGGATGTGAAACACATGTTGAAAGTTTTCACCGGTTCTGATATAATGAACGAAGTCGCTTGAAAAAGGAGTCTATATTATGAAGTTGAATGATCGTACTCTTACCGTTCTGAAGAACTTTGCCGGTATCAATTCCGGTCTTGTTCTTCGACCAGGTAAAGTTCAAAAGACCGTATCACCAGAGAATACCATTCTTGTTGAGGCCCATCTTGAAGATGAGTTTACACATACGTTTGGCATCTACGAATTGAATCAGTTCCTCAGTAACGTAACCACTCTCAATACACCTGAGTTATCTTTCACCGACAACAGCGTGATCATGAAAGATAATGATCTTGAGTTGAACTATTATTCATGCTCACCTAACTTGATCAATTCTCCACCTGAAGGTAAAGAACTTGTTATGAAGGATCCTGATGTGACCTTCGATATCAACTATTCTAATCTTCAAAAGATTATCAAGTTGTCTATCATGAATGAATTGCCTAGCCTGACTGTCATGGGCAAGAATGGTGGTATCTACATTCAGACACATGATGCTAAGAATGATACTTCTAACTTTGCATCATCTAAGGTTGCTGAATATGCTGGCAATGACTTCAGCGTTATGTTCAAGGTTGAAAACCTGAAGCTTATTCCTGATGACTACAAGGTCGAAATCAAGATCGGTGGTTTCTCATGCTGGACTAACAAGACTGGCACCCTGAAGTATTTCATCGCAATGGAGAAGAAGTAATGGCTGGTATGGGTCACAACAAACCTTTCGTTTCACCAAATTCTTTGTCAAATGAAGACAAGAAGAAGTTGAAGAATGTCATCTATGCACTTAATGATTCCATGACCCGTGCGGCTGCGGAACGTGACTTGCAGAAAGAGGCTATCAACGAAATCTTCGATGAACTCGGCATTGACAAGAAGATTGTTCGTAAAATGGCAAAAGCTTACTTCATGGCCAATTACAATAATATGGTCGAAGAAGAAAAGAACTTTCAAGACTTCTATGATAGTATCATCAAAGAAAACTGATGTTCTCACAAAAGGTGTATGCTGACAGATTCGATAAACTATTCAGAGAAAGAGCAGAACTAGCACAGATCAGAAATAATGTGACTGAGGCCTGTACTGCTCCTTGGATGAAAGTATCTTGTCAGATGCACCGAAATCTCAAAACTAATGATTGGAATGGTGATGAGATTAGAGAGGTGAGAAGAAGTTGGTTGAGAGGGTTTAGACCACATCAATGTGATGCTTGCCCTTTAATGTTCTCAGAAAATCTAGGTCTTATAAAAGATAATACAGATCCAGATGGATTTACAAGGATAGATGATGGCTTATGAACCCTCAGAACGCCAAAAGAGAATGCGAGAGTTGATGAGGCCTATTGACAAACAGATCATGATGTGCGATGATGTGCAAGATTTGTTTGCTCTGGCATCAATGATGATGGTGACATCCAAGAATATCTTTAAGCAACAGCTTGGAAAAGATGGTGCCATCCGTGTTCTTGAGCATATCATAGAGGATTTAGAACGTGACAAAGAATGATGAATACCTGTGGGTTGAGAAGTATCGACCTGGCAAGGTAAGTGACTGTATCCTTCCTGATCGTATCAAGAAGGCTTTTCAAGAGTATGTTGACAAAGGTTCTATTCCAAATCTCATGCTGACTGGTAGTGCTGGTGTTGGTAAGACAACAGTTGCTATTGCCATGTGTCAAGAGATTGGTCTGAACTATCTGTTCATCAATTCATCTGAAGAGCGTGGCATCGACATGCTACGAACCAAGATCAGAGGTTATGCCTCTACAATCTCTTTGACTGGTGGACGAAAGGTCATCATTCTAGATGAGGCTGACTATCTGACACCAGAAGCCCAAGCTGGTCTTCGTGGTGCCATTGAAGAGTTCTCTGATAATTGTTCGTTTATCTTTACCTGCAACTTTAAGGCTAGGCTGATTGAGGCCTTGCATTCTCGTTGTTCTGTAATTGACTTTACTCTCAAGGCTGAAGAGAAGCCAAAGATGGCACTTCAGTTGACCAAGAGACTTGAGGGTATTCTCTCCAAAGAAGGAGTTACCTATGATAAAGAAGTCTTGGTTCAAATTGTCGGTAAGTTTTTCCCAGACTATCGCCGCACTCTCAACGAGCTTCAGCGGTATTCTAGTAGCGGAAGTATTGATGCTGGCACTCTTGCTCAAGTATCGGATGTAAGAAAGATTGCCGAACTAGTTGGCTTTCTCAAAGATCAAAACTTTGCAGAGATGCGTAAGTGGGTCGTAGCCAACTCTGACATCGACCCAGCCCGTATCTATCGTAAGATTTATGATAGTCTGTATGAGTATTTCAAACCACAAAGCATACCGCAGGCTGTGGTGATTATTGCAAAGTATCAGTATCAGTCTGCGTTTGTCGCTGATCAAGAGATCAACTTGGTCGCTTGTCTAACTGAGATCATGGTGGATTGTGAGTATAACTAAGAAAGGTATGTGAAATGTTGATGAAAACTCCAAAAGACTTTAATGTTGATGAAGTAACTGTTCGTAATGTTTTTGGTAGCACCATAGATGTGCTTGCCTATCATGAAACCTTTGATAAAATCGTCTGTGAAGAAAAGCAGACTGATGCTACTTTTGTTAAATTCGGTTGGTTTGACATCTCAGATTACGCTTTTGATGATGAAAGATTAGAGAATATTGGCATCAGAGCGGATCAAAATACTACTGAAGATGCTGATGATATGTTTCATAGTCTTTCCCATAAAGGTTGGGACGCTGGACATTTTCCAATAATTGTCAGCACAAATGGTAGAATTAAAGATGGGCGAACAAGAATCCGAGCTTCAATACTTGCAGGTGAACAATATGTTCCTTGTGCTATCTTTGATTATGAAGATGATGATTCAGTATTGAGTCAGATTAGTAATGGTCTTGTAGCGAATATCGGTGATCCTCAGAGAATTGCAAAAGGTAATGATTTTGTTGTGGCTGGTGTTCAAATCATTTTAGCCGGACAGATGAAGTGTGAATTTAGTGAAGTTGAACATTGGCTATATCATACTGTAAAGATTGAGAGGGTTATGAATAATGTTGGTGGTAACATTACAAAGATTGTTCAGAGAATCCTTGATAAAGCTAAAAGAAATAAGAATGGTCAGCTTTTAGAAGTTCGTGATAGAGATGCTTGGCGAAAGTTTTTGGAAGCATCTTTGGATGAAAATGCTGCCTATTATCGCAACACATTTGGTATTCAAAAAGTTGATGAAATCCTTCTTTACGTTTCTAATGGCAACAAAGATGCTATGACTTTTTGTGAACACATTTTACCAAATGCTGCAAAAGGCATCGTGACGAATGTTGTTTTGTATTCTCCTATAGATGACCCTGTCCAATCCGTTAAAAATCATAAAGACTTTATTGAGTCGATTGAAAAATATCATGGATATATGTATGATTGGGTCAATAGAGAACTTTCAGGTATAAAATTGACAGCACCAGAAAGTTCCCTTTGGAGAGTCATTGGTGTGATGCCTCAATTTGTCGAATTGAGTAAACATAGAAAACTGTTGAAAAACCATATGCTTGCTTCAATAAATGATCTTCCGGTCTATAAAGAAGATAATAACATAAACGGTTTATTTGATGACTGACCTATTCAAAGAGATCATTCCATCTATCCTCCAGACCAAGAAGAACGTGGTGGAGAACGAGAAAGACTATGTACCATTCGTGGTAAACAAGGCTCTCTCGTTCCACTACGATTGTGTGCTTTTTGTGAATGAGATGAACAGGGTCCCCAATACCGACAGGATTCTTCAATACCACTATTATCTAAATACCATCCGAGGCTATAAACGCCCGTTTCAGAAATGGCAGAAACTTGAGACTACCGAAGACCTGGAAGCGGTCAAGGAGTATTATAACTACTCCAACGAGAAGGCCAAGGAAGCCCTGTTGATTCTGTCGGATGGTCAGATCAATGAGATAAAAAGAAAATTGGATAAAGGTGGTTTGAATGGTAAATCTAAGCGAACTCATAGAGGTGACGCTACCAGAACCTGACGATTTCCTCAAGATCAGAGAGACACTCTCTCGTATCGGGGTTGCGTCAAAGAAGGATCGCACCCTGTATCAATCATGTCATATCTTACACAAGCAGGGTAAGTATTACATAGTTCATTTTAAGCAGTTATTTTTATTAGATGGTAAGAAGTCAGACTTCTCAGACGAAGATAGGGCTCGCCTTCACACCATCGTAAATCTATTGGCCGAGTGGAACCTCCTTGGGCTGGTCGATCCTGATAAGAGCAAAGACCCTGTAGCACCTCTCAGCCAGATCAAGATACTCTCTCACAAAGAGAAGAACGACTGGATTCTTGTGACTAAATATAATATAGGCAAGAAACGTAGGGAAGACTAATGGCTCAGTTTCGCAGGGACACAAACCAATATCTACCACAAGAGAAGACACTCTTTGAAGTGGTCATGCTGGCTGATCAGTATGGTAATGTTATTGGTCCTGCAAACCCGTCTGGTATGGCCGTCGATGCTTTTGGTCGAGCCAGAGTTTCAAATCCTGTCACACTCTTCGATTCATTTCACAGATATCAAGATAATGGTAAAGTAGGCACAGCCAACTCAGCCACAGGCAGTTCATTTGCTCATGATGCAAACTCATCTTCAGTTGTTCTCAGTGTAACAACAGCTAATAACGCATATGTATATCGTGAAACAAATCGTGTCTTTGCATATCAACCAGGAAAATCTCTTCAGATATTACAAACATTCGTCATGGCACCTAAACAGACAGGTCTTCGACAGAGATACGGATACTTTGGTGCAGACAATGGTGTATTCTTAGAAGTAGATGGTCAAAATGTTTACTTCGTCAAACGTTCAAAATCAACAGGTACCGTTGTAGAAACCAGAGTAGCGCAGTCTGATTGGAATGTTGATACTGTTGATGGTTCAAATGCTGGTGGTTGGACAGAGACACCTGGTAATCAAGTCAATAGAAATCCATCAGGTCTGACTTTAGACCTATCAAAAGCACAAATTCTTTTTCATGATATCGAATGGCTTGGTGTTGGCTCTGTTCGTGCTGGCTTCGTAATCAACGGTAAGTTTATACACTGTCATACATGGCAACATGCCAATATTGCCAATAACACATACATGACAACTGGTTGTTTACCTATGCGTTGCGAGATACAAAACACAGCAAATACAGGTAATGCAAGCAATCTCAGAGTCATCTGTTCTACTGTCATATCAGAAGGTGGTTATCAACTCTCAGGTAGCCCAAAAACAGCAGGTACAAATCCAAATACATCTTATACACTGTCAACTGCTGGCCAGTATTATCCTGTTGCTGCTATTCGCCTGAAGTCTGAAAAGGCTGATGCTGTTGTTATACCTACAAACTTTAGTGTTCTTGGTCTAACAGGCAACGGCACTAGAATTTCTTATAGATTAGCTAAAGGTGATGTAACCGGTGGTACATGGGTTGATGCAGGTTCAGATTCTTCTGTTCAATATAATTTAACTGGCACAGGCATCGCTAACGTATCATATCTAACAAATGGATTTGGTTATGTGGCTCAGCAAGGTGGTACACCAGGTTCTCTACAAGGTAATAACTTTAAGCTACAATTAGAAAGAAATAGTTTCACGGGAACTAATACCGCATTCATTCTTGCAGTTGCAGGATATGGTAACGGTGACACCTGTGTTGGTTCAATGGATTGGGAAGAAGTAACTTAATAACATAATGGAGTTTTGTCATGTTAAGATTGAATGTATATAAGATACACCCAGATGTGGTATCACCAGATTTCGCAACAAAGCAGTCAGCTTGTTTTGATCTGGCCTTTTCAGCTTTAGGTAAGGTCGATTACACAGGCTACAATAAGCAGAACAAAACTTTCACCCGTAAGATTGGTAAAGACGGTTCTATTCACATCATGCCTGGTGATCGTGTCATGGTACCAACAGGCCTGATTCTGGATATACCTGAAGGTTATTCTGTTCGTGTTCATCCTCGCTCAGGTCTATCACTGAAGCAAGGTATCATTCTAGCAAATTCAGAAGGTGTTATTGACTCAGACTACACGAATGAGTTGTTTCTTTTGATGACTAACATTTCAGAGAATGGTATCAACATAAATCATGGTGACCGTATTGCTCAAGGTGAACTTGTAGAAAAACTCACATATGGCATCTATGATGCTAAAGATAAGCCTACACAAAAGACAGACCGTGTTGGTGGTATGGGTTCAACTGGTGTTGTAGTCATCAAGACAGATCCGGTTGAAGAAGTTCCTGTCAAGCGTGGCAGAGGTCGCCCAAGAAAAACAGCATGAAGAACTATACAACTGTAAAGGTTGATGTCAAGCCTGCCGCGATTGAGTTCGAAGGCGGCTTGACCATCTTCATAGACGAAAGCAATAATATCAAGATTGAAGGGCAGAAGAACGTTGATTTTAACTGCAATGGTGACCTGAACTTCAATGCACAGAAGATCAATATGAAAGGTGAAGATGAGGTGACTGTAGAATCAAAGATGCACCTCATACACCTCGCACCCCGTATTGATCTCAATCCAGATACCGATGAACCAAGATATAAAGAGCATAAAGAATTGGTAGAGAAGTTTCGCAAAGAGAAGAGTATACCTAATTCACCTCGCTTCTGTCATCCATTAGGAGATGAAAGTTGACGGCTGAACTTTATCCATCACAATTACCTCAGGTAACATTCAGAGACTACTTCAGCGATGAAGTTTGGATTCAATCTAATACAGGTAACTCAGTAACCAATGCCGATGTGCGTAATGTTACCGTAACATCAAACACACCTTTTGGTAATGTGACAGTCAACGTGGCCAATCATGTTATCAGATTCTCAGGTTCATATACAACAGGTTTTAGTGATAATGTTGTATATACTAAAATACAGTCAAACACACTGAACTCATATTACTGGCTTGATACGCCTGTAACCACAGACATGTATTCATTGGATGCCAACACGGTAAACACAAATAACTTACTCATCTATCAATTCAACACAGACAATAATTTTTGGGCCAACGTAACATATACTCTACAAGTTCAATATACCGGTGGTGGTGCTAATGATACACTATCAATCAGCAGAAATGTGGAAAGAAATGTTTATGCTACGGCTGCATATGTAAGGTCTATCTATCCATGAGTAGACCAGTTTGTAGAATTGGTGATGCTGACATACCTCATTGTTCACCAATGGTTAGAGCAACAGGCTCACCAAATGTTTTTGTAAACGGTAGACCAGCAAGTTGTCAGTTTGATCTTAACACACCACATAGAGGAGCAATAGGTGTACATTGCTTTGGTGCCATGTCTCCCATGCACGTTGCTTATATTGCCATAGGCAGCGTTACAGTTTTTACAAACTCTAGAGGTCAGGGAAGAATAGCTGATCTTCTAATATCAGCTGGTGTTCCTCCAATATGTACCGCCGTTGCTCAAGGATCAGCATCAGTTTTTGCTGGTGGTTGACAAAAAGACACAAAGGTGATATAAATAGCATCGTGGAGTAGAGAAGTGGACATCTCGTCAGCCTCATAAGCTGGAGATCGCAGGTTCGAATCCTGCCTCCGCAACCAACTCTTGCCTAATGGAAGAGTTTTACATAACCCTAACTTGCTTACAAAGGAGTTAAACCATGAACGCACTCAATAAAGTTCCCTATTTCGATCCATTTTCTTTCCCTGATCTGACAAAGAATGCCATCGGCTTCGACCAGATTTTCAAGAAGATTGGTGAGATTACAGAAAACCTTCCTAAGATTCCAACGTATCCTCCTTACAACATCCGTAAGGTCGATGATAACAAGTATGTGATCGAAATCGCTGTTGCTGGTTTTGGTCAACAAGACCTCGAACTTGAATTGCAAGAAGGTACTCTGACAGTAAAGGGTAACACAGTAGCATCTTCATATCCTGGTTCAGAATATCTGTTCAAGGGTATTGCAGACCGCGCTTTCACCCGTCAGTTCACTCTGGCCGATACGGTTGTTGTAAAGAACGCCGATCTCGTAAATGGTATGTTGAAGATCATGCTTGAGCGTTTTATCCCAGAAGATAAGAAGCCACAGAAGATCAACATCAATGCTGGTGAAAAGTCAGAAAAGCAATTTCTAAAGGACTAATATGATTATTCTGATGGACGAAATGACATCATTCTTCCAAGGTTGGTTTGATAGATGGCGTCATGCCAGTAAGGCTGCACATGAACTATATCAACTGACTGATAAGGAGTTAGAAGACCTTGGCCTAACACGCATGGAAATTCCATATGTTAGCCAAGTATCTGCTTTGAAGAATGACTAAGTAGAGGGGGAGAAATCCCCCTCTTGACTTCATTGGAGTTTCTGTTATAATGTGGAGATTATGGGCAAAAGCACTTGGTGAAAAACACGGCAAAACGGATAAAGAAGCAGACAAGATCGCGCTCATCCGAACAGCCATTGTGCTTTGCTATATAATAACGAATATCTTTATCGTGGCAGGTGTGATAAGGCATTGGTGATGAAATATAACTTTGTAATTGAACCCCCGCAGCCTAAGAAGGCTATCGTAATTACCCCTACAGTTGGATCTGAAAAGCTTAAAGATACCATTGCTGGTGTCGATGCTCAGACATATCCAAATGTTGAACATCTTATTGTATGTGATGGTATGGAAAACTGGGAGCGTCTAAAGCAACTTCAGTTTGATGCGCCAAAAAATCATCCAGTTAACATCACAAACATTCCATTCAATACTGGTCATGGCGCACAAGGTTTCTATGGGCACCGCATCTATGCGGCCTTCGCTCATCTTGTTGATCATGACTATATCTTTTTCTGTGACGATGATAATTGGTTTCGACCAGATCATGTTGAAACTCTCGTCAAGACATTAGAAGAGGGTAATGATTTTGCTTTCTCTCTTCGTCAAATCTATGACAAAGACAAGAACTATCTGTGTGATGATAACTGTGAAAGCCTAGGTAAATGGCCAATCTATTTCACACATGGTAAAGAAGAACACTTTCTTATCGACACATCTTCATTTGCTTTCCGTCGTGAGTTCTTAATTAAAGTATCACAATTCTGGCATCATGGTTGGGGTGGTGATCGTCACTTCTTCTATAATGTCAAAGACTTTGCCAAGTATAATACAAATGGTAAACACACTCTTTGCTATCGTCTTGATGGTAACCCTAACTCAGTCACAGCCACATTCTTTGAACAGGGTAATGAGGCAATGAAGACTATTTACGGCGACAAATTCCCCTGGATAAAGGACTAAATTATGGATCTCGGACAACTTATCTATTCAATCAAAGAGGCTTCAAACGAACAACTTCGTAATGAAGAATTGTTTCAGTTTATAGGTTTCTGCCTTCAACATGCACATCACTCTGAAGCACAGAACTATCAAGATGTTTGGGCTCTCTGGGAAAACAAATTTCATGAGCGTGATAAGTTTTTCGTAGAGTTTGGTGCTACAGACGGCAAGACCAGTAGCAACACATATCTTCTTGAAAAAGTCTATGGTTGGGATGGTATTCTGGCTGAACCTAATCCTATCTGGCATGAAGAACTTTTTAAGAATAGAACATCACACATTTCTCATAAGTGTGTATTCACAGAATCAAATAAGACACTAGACTTCCTCAAGACAGAGGCTCCTGATCTGGCCACAATCAAAGGTTTTGGTCGTGACGATGAGTTCAAGACTGAGCGTGAGAAGTCTGAGACAATTTCAGTAGAAACTATTTCACTTTACGATTTGTTGGAGGAGAAAAATGCCCCACATATTATTGACTATCTTTCGGTCGATACAGAAGGTAGCGAATACGGGATACTTAATGCGTTCTTCCAGAAGAACAATAAGTATGATGTAAGACTGATTACAGTCGAACACAATTTTACGATGCGTGACAAGTTACATGAACTCTTGACAGCCAATGGTTATAAGCGTAAGTTTGAACCAATCTCTCGTTGGGATGATTTCTATACGAAAGTGAATTGATATGAAAAAAGATTTGATTATTGGTGGTGCCAGCAATTACACTTGGGACCAGTTGAAGTATTGGGTGAACTCAATCAAGAAGAGTGGCTTTGATGGTGATATTGTCATCGTTGGCACTAATCTCAAGAAGGCCACCATAGAAAAGCTAAACTCTGAAGGTGTTATTCTTAGTCTCTACGGTCGCACCAATGCAGATGGTGATGTTGTAGCGCCAAACAATAATGCTCCTCATGTCGAACGTTTCTTCTATCTATGGAATTATCTGAATGGTATTGAACCAGGTCAATATGAAAATGTGATCACTACTGATACTCGCGATGTGGTCTTTCAAACTAATCCTTCTAAGTGGTTAGAAGATAATATGATGGGACCACTTCTTGTGGCCTCATCAGAAGGTATGCGATACAAGAACGAACCTTGGGGTAATCAGAATCTACTTGAAGCTTTTGGTCCTTTCTTCCACAATATTCTCAAAGAAAAGACAATCTATAATGTTGGTACACTTGCTGGTGAATTTGAAACTCTGAAAGGTCTTCTCTCATTCATCTTTCATCTCAGTGTCAATCGACCTATCCCTATTGTAGATCAGGCTGTCTTCAACTTCATACTTAATCAACCACCATTCTGCTTTGACACCTTACTCACGAATAATAGTGATGCTTGGGCCATTCAGCTTGGTACAACAATTGGTGCTGTTGAGTCAGGTAAAGGTGATCTTGGTATGATGTTCATGAGTGATCCTTCAAAGTATCAAGAAATCTATGAAGACAATCAACCTGTCATTGAAGACGGTGTTGTAAAGAATACTGAAGGTACTCCATATTGCATTGTTCACCAGTATGACCGTGTGAATGGTCTCAGAGAACAGATTGAAAGGATTTACGGATGAACCCCGAATATTTTGATATTGAAAACCTGAAGATGTTTGGTATGTGGCCACACCAGAGTTTTATCTCTAGAGCCATTGCACCATATGCCAAGCGTATCAGAAAAGACAAGGTTTCTATTCTGCTTGTTGGTGATAACAAAGGTGAGCAAGCGGTCGACTTTGCCGATCTTTGTGGTGATAAAATTCAGAAACTTTCTGTCTTTAGAAATAGTGATGATGATCTTGTCAAGGCTATCTTTACCAAGAACACCAAAGGTCGAGATGAAATCACAGATACTCATGATAAGGAATCTTTTGATATCATTTGTATAGATGAACATTCCTGCACCGAAGAAACCTTGAAGAAGTATTATGATCTTGTTCCTAGTAATGGTATCTTCTGTGGTAATGGTCACGAAACAAATAAAGTAAAAGAAGCCTTGACATCCTTTCGCAGAAGTAGTAAGATTGGCACTCCTATTCAAGTTGCGAACCGTTCGGTATGGTTCTGGTATAAGAGGTAATCATGAAGACTGCACTCGTTCTTGGTGCCGGTGGTTTTATCGGCAATCATATGGTCAAAAGATTGAAAGAAGAAGGTTATTGGGTTCGTGGCGTCGATCTCAAATATCCTGAATATGGTCGCACAGAAGCCGACCACTTTGTTCTTCGTGATCTTCGTCATGCTGATGATGTGTATGATTTGATTGGTTGGGCCGGAGTAAACCGTGATCCTCATCAAATCTTTGCGTTGAAGTTTGATAAACCATTTGATGAAATCTATCAGTTTGCGGCTGACATGGGTGGTGCTGGTTACATCTTCACAGGTAACAACGATGCTGATATCATGCACAACTCTGCTACAATCAATCTGAACGTGCTTGATGCTGTTCGTGAAAAGAATAAACGTTTTCAACAAAACACAACCAAGATTTTTTATTCTTCATCAGCTTGCATGTATCCTGAACACAACCAGTTGGACCCAAACAATCCAAACTGTGCTGAAGATAGTGCATACCCTGCAAATCCTGATAGTGAATATGGATGGGAGAAACTATTCAGTGAAAGACTTTATCTTGCCTTCAATCGCAATCACGATATTCCTGTACGCATTGCTCGTTTCCATAACATCTACGGTCCGCTCGGCACCTGGGATGGAGGTAGAGAGAAAGCGCCCGCAGCAATTTGTCGTAAGGTAATTCAGTCTAGAGGTGAAATCGAAGTTTGGGGTGATGGTGAACAAACACGTTCATTCCTGTACATTGATGATTGTATTGATGCTGTTCGTAAGTTGATGGAATCTGACTTCATGGGACCTGTAAACATTGGTTCAGAAGAAATGGTTACAATCAATGAACTGGTTGATACAGCAGCCGAGATTGGTAAGAAGAAGATTGCAATCAAACATATTCCTGGTCCTACAGGTGTGCGTGGCCGCAATTCAGATAACAGATTGATCTGGGAGAAGTTGCACTGGAAACCTCAATATAATCTTCGTGCTGGCCTTGAATTTACATATGATTGGATTGAAGAACAGGTCCAAAAGAAAGTGAACAAGCAGATGAAAGATGCTATTACACTATGAAACCTTTACTCAGATTAGGCTTTACGGACACATTCAGTGGACCTATTAACTTCTTTACCAACATTCTCTCAGAAAGATTCGATGTGGTTCGTGATGATATTGATCCACATTATCTCATCTTTGGTGACCTCAATTTTGGCAATGATAATGGCCGATATGATGACAGGCCATGTGTTAAGATTTTCTACACGGGTGAAAACGCTCGCCCTTGGGATTATCGTTGCCACTATTCCATTTCATTTGACCACCATGAGTTTGATGGTCGCAACTATCGTTTACCTCTTTATGTGTTGTATGATTATGATAATCATTTTAGGGATGCGCCGAATACTAGCAACGTTAATAGGCAACCAGAAGACTTGCTTGAACAAAAAGATTTCTGTTCGTTTGTAGTGAAGAATGGTGGTTGCGAAAAGCGTAATCAGTGGTTTCATAAATTGAATGAGTATAAGCCAGTCGCATCTGGTGGGCCTCTATTCAATAACATTGGTTACATTCTTCCTCGTGGTGAAGAGTCCGTTCAAGCTAAAACAAAGTTCCTCAACTCATATCGTTTCAATCTTTGCTTCGAGAACTCTAGCTATCCTGGTTATGCCACAGAGAAGCTATATGAGGCTCTGACCTCAAAAACTATTCCTATCTATTGGGGTAGCCCAACCATCGAAGTTGATTTCAATACAAAAGCCTTTCTTAACTGGCATGACTATGGTGATGACGATGACTTTTTTGAAGCTATTAAAGAGATTGACGAAAATCCAGATTTATATGAGGAAATGTATCTACAACCTATGTTTGCGGACTATCAGAAGGTAAACAAGTTCTTTGATAAAGATCGTTTTCTGAATTGGTTTCAACGAACAGTTTATATGGGTATCCCACTATCATGAACAAATCACTTATCATAACACCAACTGGTATTCCTATGACTTTCGATCCGCGTTATGATGCGGAGAACCATTGGCGATATACCAATAAGGCTGAACGTAACTACGAGTTGTTATGTGTGGTCTACAATGACTTTGAGCCTGAGCCTAATTCATATGACCATATCATTCGTATGAAAGGTCATAAATGGCAAATCATGAAAGAGATTCCTAAAGTCTTTGATCTCTCACCTTACAAGTATATCGGTTGTGTCGATGATGATCAGATCACAGACATTCATAACTTCAATATAGGTCTCAACTTGGCCGACAATCTGGACTTCAAGATGTGGCAGTTGTCCATGATTGAGGGATCTGGTATCATATATGATTGTCTGAAACAAAACAAAGATTGGGTCTTCTCAGAAACTAACTTCATTGAAATGGGAAGCACATTCTTCCGTAAAGATAAATTTTTTGAGGCTCTAGATTTCTTCAATGAATTGAACTTTACTGTTGGTTGGGGTATTGACAAAGTATGGTGTGATGTGCTACAGTGTACGGCAAATGTGGTTCATGCGGCATCTATCTATCACCCACCAAATCATATCAAACCTTCCTACTACGATCAACAGGAAGCAATGAGAGAGATGAACCATATGATCTACGAGGTCTATCCTCGTATCATGCGTGATAAATACAAGCGTGAGAATTGGCAGTTTGTGGATTCTCAAGTGACACTTAAAGCATTTCAACTTGCGAGGTAATTATGAAGAAGAAGGTCCTAGTTACAGGCGGTGCTGGTTTCATCGCCCATCATGTTATTGATACTATTCTTGAGAGAACTGATTGGGAAGTGGTGACAATCGACCGCCTTGATTTCTCAGGCAATCTAAACCGTCTCCATGAATTGTTAGAAACGAAAGATGCGGCCACCCGTAAGCGTGTTCGTTTTGTTTTCCACGATCTCAAGGCTGAGATCAGCCCTTTGACATTCAACAACATTGGTGATTGCCATTATGTCCTGCATCTTGCAGCTGGCTCCCACGTTGACCGTGCTATTGAGAATCCTCTTGAGTTCGTTCTTGATAATGTGGTCGGCACCTGTAACATTCTAAACTATGCCCGCAAGTGCAAGAACCTTGAACGTTTTGTTTACTTCTCTACAGATGAAGTTTTTGGCCCTGCACCAAAGGGTGTTCTGTATGATGAACGCGCTCGTTACAATTCAACGAATCCTTATTCAGCCACTAAGGCTGGTGGTGAAGAACTTGCTGTTTCTTTCCATAACACATATTCAATGCCAATCTATATCTGTCATACGATGAACGTTTTTGGTCAGCGTCAGCATCCAGAGAAGTATGTGCCAAAGAGCATCAAGAACATTCGTGATGGTGGCCTGATTACGGTTCATGCCGATCCTGTTTCTGGTCAACCTGGTTCGCGTTTCTATGTTCACGTTTCTGATGTGGCTGACGCTCTCATGCACATTCTTAAACTTGACGAACATCGTTTTGAACCTGATTATGGTGGTGCAAAGTGCCCTAAGTTCAACATTGTTGGTAATGAAGAAATTGATAATCTTGAACTCATTCAGATCATCGGCAAGGTCATGAACAAGCATGTGAACTATGAGTTGATCGACTTCAATAAATCACGTCCAGGTCACGATCTTCGCTACAGCCTCAGCGGTGAATATATGAAGAGCCTTGGTTGGGAACCTCGTATCAAACTGCGTGACCGAATCGAAGAAGTCGTTCACTGGACTCTTGAGAATAATCATTGGCTCTTGGCTTGAGGTGAAACATGATGTCAGATTGCAAGAAACTTACAGAATGTGTGGCTTGCGGATCAAACAAGCTCAAGCTAGTTCTTGATCTAAAGAAGCAACCTCTCGCTAATTCTTATAAACTAAAGAAAGATGATTGGCAGCCAGAGTTTCCTTTGGCTATCAATCGCTGTGAAGAGTGTAATCATGTACAACTTACTCATGCTGTTAATCCTTCTCTCATGTTTGAGGACTATCTCTATGTGAGTGGTACGACTCAGACTGGTCGTGAACACTTTAAGCAGTTTGCTCAGTTCACTAAAGATTTGCACGGTTCAGCCAAGACTGTTCTTGATGTTGGTTGTAACGATGGTACTCAGCTTGACTACTTCAAAGAACTTGGTCTGAGAACTTATGGTGTTGATCCAGCCAAAAACTTGTGGTCTAAATCTTCTGAAAATCATTTTGTTTGGTGTGACTACTTCAACGATAAGTGGGTCTCAGGTTCTTCAGGCTTAGTTAAAGGTACCACGTTTGATATCATCACCGCACAGAATGTCTTCGCACATACAGCTAATCCTTTAGAGTTTCTTCATACAGCAAAGAATGTGATGAGTGATGATAGTTTACTTTTTGTTCAAACTTCTCAAGCTAATATGATTCTGAACAATGAGTTTGATACCATCTATCATGAACATATCTCATTCTTTAACTCACAGTCCATGAAGAAGTTGTGTGAACGTGCAGGTCTTTATTTAGTTAATGTCGATAAGATGCCTATTCATGGTACAAGTTATATCTTTACAATTAGTCGTAAAGAGCGTAAAGGCAACGTTGACTTTGTGATTGCTCAAGAAGAAAAGAGTGGACTCTACAATCCAGAAACATATGTTAAGTATGCAAACCGCTGTAAGCAGATTGTAGATGAGTTGGTCATGACTGTCTGCCAATATACAAGAAGCGATGTTGGTTGGCTTGCAGTCGGATATGGTGCACCTGCAAAGGGTATGACATTGCTAAATTACTCAGGCCTGAAGTTAGATTTTATCATTGATGATAATCCATTAAAGCAAGGTCGGTTCACACCAGGTTCTAGTATTCCGATTGTACCTGCGTCAGAGCTTGAGAAGTATAAAGATGCTTTAGTCTTTGTGCCTCTTGCATGGAATTTCTATGATGAGATTGTCAGAAAGATTAAGAAACTCCGTGAAGACAATCCAAACAATGTCTATGATAGATACGTTACTTACTTTCCATCAGTGGTAACTTCATCATGAAAAAGCACATCTACTACCATCTCTATCTTCCAGATGAACATGCAGCATGGTCAAATTATCTTCTAGAACAATATAAACCAATCGAAGATAATTTTCTGATTGATGCTGTTGATAAGTTTCATCTTGTATTGGTTGGAAAACCAAAGAACATAGAGATGGCATCAGCCCTCGCAAGTGCGCTTATTCCAAAACTGGAAATTCACACTTTCGAGGACAAGTTCAAGAGTGACAAGGACCTTCACACTCTTGATACCGACTTGCATGGTCGCAATGAAAGACCTATGACCGAATATGGTACACTATGTCTCATTGCTGATCATGCTCGTCGGGAAGATGCTCACTTCTTGTATATGCACGCCAAAGGAGTCACCTCTTATGAGAGGTGTCTTCGTTCAGGTAGATATGCTGAGTTTAGAAACTATCTATACTGGCGTAAGTTTCTTGAGTGGGCTGTTGTTGAACACTGGCAGGAATGTAATCGTATGCTTGAGACATATGATGTTGTCAGTTGTAATTACTCAGAATGGCCAATGAAGCATTTCAGCGGTAACTACTGGTGGTCAAAGTCCGAGTATATCAAGAACATCGCTCATATCAATGATGATGCTTGGTGGGCTTCGGAGTGCCAAAAACATCCTGATGTAAACCCGCTTACATGGCGTTTGCGTGATGAAATGTGGATTTGTCATGGTGAGAATGCAAAGATAGTCTCATTGAAGAATGCCGACAGACCACCGCCACATGGTACTCTGGCGGTTGACTTAATGTGTAGAAGAATGTATGCTGGATATAATTGAGTCACCCTGTATAGGAGTTTGTGACTATGGTGAAACAGCCTATAAAGAGAAAAACTCTGAAAGAATATGCCGAGGATGCGGCCGCACGGCTGAAGAAATCACCGAGTGGTTCAAAGCCAACAACGAAAGAAAAGTTGAAATCAAAACCTCAGCCGAAAAAAGGAAAGTAAAGTGAAGACTTTCGTTGTCACGGGAGCTAGTGGCTATATTGGTTCTCATATGTGCTATGAACTTCGTCAAGCTTATTCTGATTGTAAGATCATAGCAATAGATAGAGTACAAAAACACAAGCTCAACCATCTCTATGATGATTTTGTTTTGATGGATCTGGCTAAGTCAAACTTTCATGTCTTTGAAAGAGAGAAGCCAGAATGTATCTTTCACTTTGCTGCCTCAACTTTAGTACCGCAAGGTGAGCAGAATCCTTATCACTACTACTATAACAATGTGATGTCATTGACCAAGGTTCTTGATGAGGCTATCTATGCTGGTGTCAAGAACTTTATCTTCTCTAGTACCTGTGCTGTCTATGGTCCTGTAAAGAAACCTGTCAGCGAAATGATGCCTATGAATCCTCAGAGCGTCTATGCAAAGTCTAAAGCTATGTGTGAAGAAATTTTACAGGCCGCAGAAAGAGAACATGATATTCGTGCAGGTATTCTGCGATACTTCAATGCTGCTGGTCGAAACGTTGAGGCCGATCTGTATGAAGAACATGATCCAGAAACACACCTGATACCTAACATCGTTCGTGACTATAAACTAGACTTATATGGTAAAGACTTTGATACACCAGACGGTACTGCTATTCGTGATTACATTCATGTAACAGACATTTGTAGATCACATATCAGAGCCTATGAATATATGGAAGAAAAGAACAAAGGAATAGTGTGTAATATCGGAACAGGTAAAGGTTATTCCGTTCTTCAGGTGGTTGATATCGTATCTCAAGTTATGGGTCGGAATGTTGATCTAGAGTTCCATGATAGACGACCAGGTGATGTTGATTGTTTGATTT